CTGCCGCCAGGGAATTGTTTAGAAAGGATAGTATTGCCGGCGTCACGGCTTTTTACGTCTTTAAAAATATCTCTCAATACTTTTGTATCTCTGATCATCGGCGCTATACGTGATTTACTATAGTCCTGTGATGTTTCGATAGTTGGTTGGATCATCATTATCGGTGCAGGCGCCAGATGTGCGAACCGCCCAATAACATTGTTCATGATATCGGACTTTCCAACCTGAGATGCGGTCTTTGCAACTACCCTAGTTATGCCCGGTTCAGTAAAAGCATCCATAATGGCTTTTTGATATGGAGCACGATCTGTTCGCCACCGCCCAGGCTCTGCAGCAGCTTCGCCAGATATCATCCTATAGCTATCAGCCCATTCGGATACAGTTTGATCTGATAACGGCATCAATGACTGTTTTACTATTTTTTTGAAAAGATCAACTGTCTTCTTCATTACTAAATATCTCCGGATTATAATCGCTAAGCTCAGTTAACCTTGACTTAATTTCTTTAGAAAGTTCCGTCATAATAACACTTCTGCTCTGATTCTCCAGTCTAGCAGCCATCTTGGCTGGTATGCCCAAAAGCTGACTCCGTAATTTAGATAACATATCTGTCATAACTCTTTCGACATCTGCCGCATCATGTGACAGATTTTGTCGCTTTGCCAATTCAAGTTCAGCTAATTTACGTTTTGCAGCTTCATGCAATGCTTTTTCAGACCAATAATCATCTTCATCTTTACTAGAATATTTATTTTCATAGAACGAAGCTATTGCCATTGTCAAAACGAAGTCTCCTTCTATTTCACGATGCAAAACTTCCTCATTTACCAACTGATTTACACGTCGTTCGCTGATGCCCAATAATTCGGCAAGCTCTCTTGCAGAGCCACGTTTCAGCATTTTTACCACTTCTATTTTCACCGCCTGTCTACTACAAAGAGAAGGAAATAGGAAAAAATATTTTTAAATCTAAACCTTTTTCGGGGCTCGAAAGACCCTCAAAGAAAGTTATCCACAAAAAGAACCTATGAAAATTCTCCTGCAAATGGACATAAGAAAAGCACTCACCGAAGTAAGTGCTTAGAGTATTCAGTTTAAATCCTGATATACCGTAAAAATTCCTTTACAAAGGTAATTGAACTCCTATTTTAGACCGTTTCAAATATTCATTATACAGCCTATCGTCATTATTAATAATACTACCAATCCTAAACTTGTAGTAATCTAACTCTAATGTTTTTACATCCGGCAAAGGAATAACGCATCTTCCACCATCTATTATTGCACAATAAATTACATCAACAACTACAATACCATAACGGACATAATATATCGTCCGTAACGCCCCCTTGTCCGCGTATGGATCTTGTGCCCAAGGTTCATTAAATAACGGTAAATTAGTTGGATCTAGGGGATGAGCTTCTATGATAGAAATATTCAAATCTGTTTTCAACACACTGATGTTTTCTTCCGGATGATATATACCCACTCTTCATTTACAGATAGTTTTATTTTTTCTCTAAAGTCAACAATATTCATAATCGAATCACCATCCCTATTAAGATAGCTTTATTATACCACAGGTCAATACTGAAATTCTATGCAATCTTTTAAGTACTTATAAATCCATTATATAATGCAAAACTTATTTCGCTTTATAAAACTATAACCTTGCAGCATCTGACTGTATTTTGTCCCATTGCTTTTGAAAGAAATTTTGCATATGCTTTTCAAAGTCATCTAAACAAGCCGTAACCTCTTTATCAACTTTTTTCAGATACATTTCTCTTTCTGATTCGCTCATTTCATATGCTATATTAAACAGACTTTGTAATCTTACAACTTC